AGGGCTAATCAAACGACGCTGCAGGTTTCTTTCAGCTGCTTTGTGGTCCAGATCGGCACCTTCAGCATAAGCAAGCAAGACCGATCTAGCCTGATCATTTGCATCCTGACGAACCAACATTTCACGATAGGCAGCAACTTCCGCGAGTTTCATGGCTGGATCTGATTCGAGTAAGTCAGGATAATCCGGTTGTATCACACGCATTTCCTGATAAAACTTATCTAGCAGTTCCTGCAGGATCGTTTCAAATTGAATTGTTTTTACGACGTCAGGCGGTGCAAGTAATGACAGGTCGATAGCCGTTAATGAGTTACTGCTCATGTTAAAGCTCCAACAATTAAAGGTATGTTCATGTTTAAACTTTCACCAGACTGGACGATGGTGCCTTCTAGATTAAGTACTGTTTTTCCTTGATTTACTTCACTGACATAAAGTCGACTGATTTCAACACGTGGTTCCCATAGCAAAATGGCGGTATAAATTGTGCTGCAGCATTTAAGAAAAAGTGCTTCGCTCGTCGGCTGGTCAAGCAAATTTGCAAGCTTTGTTCCATAGCGACGACGCATCAATCTCGAACCAATAGGCGTTGAAATTAGGTCAGCAAGAGATTGCTTGATATGTTCGATTTCAGTGAGTTGTTGTCCAGTTTCACGTGACATCATGGAATTGGGCCTCCAGAAGTTCCAGAACCAGGTTGAACACCCGAAGTTTTATGAGATTTAAGGCTAATGGCTCCTGCAGTGACATCTGCTTCTGTGCTGAATTGACCTGTCGAATGACTAGATCCTTGTACCAACTGACTGCCACCGACTGTATTGTTTCCGGTCATGGCGACACTTCCATTCACTTGAACGTTCCCGTTAATCGTCGTGTCTCCATTAACCGTCACACCACCATCAGCAGTAAGCGTAGCTTTTCCACCTGGTGGTAAAATTGCAGTTAATTCATGACTGGCTACGTCATATGTAAAAATGCATCCATCTTCAAATACACGAATAGTTTTATTTGGGTCATCAGAAGGTGACGGATTGTCCTGATTATTAAAGCCAGCAATGGCCACGCCCATTTCAAGTACACCAGACGGACTCAAAACCATGACCTCCTCCCCCACACTTGGTGGATCCCAGGTCTTGGTTTTGCCTGCTCTTAATGTCAGAAAACGAAGTTTCCCAGTCGTAATCGCGCCAATAGTGACGGTGACTGTCGTAAAAGGTTGATCAGGATATATAGCCTTGATGGTTCCGAATCGAATCAGGTTTTCAAGACGACGATGTAGTTCTGCGCTCATGCTGCAATCGTGTTGCAGATGATTTGAGAATGCATTTGATGTGGCTTGTATATGCGCTATATACAAATGATTTTATTTTGCTGCCAGATGCTCAAGCACATCGGCTTCAATCATTTTGATTTCTTCTTCGGTGAAACCCAGCAGCTCACGGCTGTCATACTTCACGCTTGGACCGTCCCGATCTACTTTATCCACCAAGCCAAACTGGTGAACCCTTGCAATAAAAGCAATACGGCCAGTAAAGCCAATGGCCATACCCTGTGCAGTTCTCTGCACGCGCATATACTTGGCATTTTTGATGACATTGAACATTTTGTTTTTGAT